CACCTATTCCTGCGTTTAATCTATCTAAAGCTTTTACAGCTTCATTATTAATTAATTTTCCTTCTTGATCATACTGTAATTGTGATTTTAATCTGTTCATTTCAATTTCTGCACCAAATGTGCCACCAAGCACACCACTTGATTCTGATGCTGCAAAACCAGAGTCTATTAAATACTGTAATTGATCGTTATCTAAATTTTGAAAATTTGACTGAGAAGAATCTATTAAAGATAATTGTGAATTATCATTAGCTCCATCACTACTAGGGTTACCATTTCTATAAGCTGGGTTACCATTTCTATAAGCTAGATTTATAGCATTTTGCATTGCCTTTTGTTTAATTTTAGATTGTTCGTAGGCTTTATCTTCGTTAGCCTTTCTTGCTGCTTGTATAGCAGCCATATCTATGCCGCTATCTTCGTTAGCTTTATTATCTATTATTGTTCTTCTAGGTATATTATTATTGTTATTATTGTTATTATTGTTATTATTGTTATTATTGTTGCCCCCTCCATAATTACGTCCGGGAGGACCAAAACTAGGTGCAGGAGAAAAAGTAGTTTTTCTTTGTCTGTGATCGTAACCAGGCATTATCTATCTCTAGCGCTAAAAATACCTACTTCTTCTACTTCTTCTGGCCTCATTCTTCCTAAGATCTGATCTAAACGATAGTTATCTACTCTATCTTTATTGCTTTGATTATAATCAAAATCTCTATTTATGAGATCATAATCATAGGGTAGATTTTCTGCGTTAGGATTTGGTAATTCACCCCTACCTTGTTGTTCTAATCCTACAAGCCCACGATCATATCCTGGATATGGAAATAACCCACGGTTAATTCCTCTTCCTGAAACGTCCATCATGTTAGGTCTAAGAAAAGGGTTATCCCTTGGCCCTATAGGACTTTGGTATTGCTGGTCCATAATTCCTTGTTCTCTTGCTGAGTCATCAAATGGTTCAGGAATGTTCATCTCTTCATCAGTTATTGAATCTTTTCTTCCCATTAAATAATCTATCTCTGCTTGATTTAAATCATTGTAAGCTTTGTTTTTACTCATGTCCGTGTTAACATCTGCCATATTAGGCATAAAAGTTTGATTAGCATAATTATCTAAAACGTCTGGATGTCTTTCTGCTGCTGGAATTGCGTCTAAAATTCCTTCGCCCATACCCATTGCATTTTTAAAAGCTTCCATATCCATTCTTCCATATCCTTCTCCAAATAAATCTTTTGAATAAGAAGGAAGACCAGCAGAATTTAAATAATCATTTTCTGGATCAATGTTACTTAATCCATAATTCATTCTTCCAGTTGTTTGCATATTATTATATGCTGTTTTAGCTATATCTCTATATTCTTCTGCTTTGTTATTATCTTGCGCCATGTCTGCAAGATTCATATATTTATCGTAAAAATCTTTATCTTTTGGTGTCATTAAAGACATTTGTGCTTTCTTGTATTGTGGACTATTTTTTAGCATTGTATTTCCAAAGTATGCATCATTTTGTTTTTGCATAGCTCTATCTCTTCCAATTGCTTTTACTCCTTCCATAGCAAAACCCGCAATACCTGGTATTGGATTAAAATTACCAATAGCATTAGAACCTTGTTGAAACATGCTAGGTTTATTTGGTTTATTAAATTGACTATTGTTTCTTAAATTATCTATACGTGTTCGATTTCTACCTCTATCTTGTGTAGGAGAAAAGCTCGTGGATTGACCACGAGCTGCATCTCTTACATTATCTTGATCTGTAAATCTTAATGCCATTAAATACCAGGCATTATAGATTTAAGAATTACAATTACTACTAGGGCAACTATACCGGCTTTTATCCAGTCTTTTATTCCCCATTCACTCCACTCTTTTAAGTGAGCCCATAAATCTTTTAGTAACTTCATATTACCTCCTTTTTTTCACTTTACCACCTTTGCGCATGGTCATTTGTTGACCAGTTGCTTTAGCAGTTTTTTGGGCTTGATGAAAACCTCCTGACGTATTAGGAAATTTCTTAGCACCTACCTTAGGTGCAGCTGTTCCGCCCATATTTTTTTTTAATGGTCTTGTTTTAGCAGTTTTAGCACTATTAACAAAGTCCTTTTTTGTAGGAGCTCCTTTAGTACCAACTTTTCTCATAGTTTCTCCACTACCAGCTTTAATTCTGGCTTTTTTTGCGTGTATGTTAGCGTATAATCCTGGTTTAGACACAGTATATCCTTTAATGTATTGTTGGTTTTTCTAATGAATTATATAATTCATTTAAAACTTCTTCTTGTATTATAAACGTTTCTGCGACAGCTGCAAACATATTTGCTGCTCCCTCTATACCTAAAGCACTTACATACATATTACGACACACTGCTAATAGAGCACCACATACTTGAAGATAATCATCATGTGTTTTAATTTCACTAGTTGCAACAGCTTCTATTTTTTTCATACATACAGCAATTTTTTCTACTTTATATTTAATCGCTTTTAGTTTTCTCTGGTCCATTACTCCTCGCTATTTTTTCATTGGCTTTTGATTTCATGGCTTCTCTAGAATTAATCATATTTTCTTTAAACATAACCATGGCCTCATCGGAATCTTCTTTATTAACTTCAGTTGCCATTTTCATTATTCCTAGAGTAGCATCAGATTCTACTTTATCTCTTTCGATATCTAATTTTTCTCCTTCTATCATCATATCTTTCTGAACTTTCATTTGAGTTTCCATAGCTTTTAAATCTAGTTCTTGTTGTTTAAGTTTAACAAGAGGATCTTGAGCTTCTCTACTTATTCTAGCTTCTTCATCTTGAGCTAGTTTCATAGTCATTTGAGCTTCTATTTGAGCTTGTTTTGCAGCTTTTTGATTAATTAACTGTTGCATTTGTTGTTCTACCTGTTGCGCCATTTGAGGATTTTGTTGTGCCTGTTGTTGTGCCTGTTGCATTTGTTGAGTTTGTTGTTTAAACTCTTCTTCAACTTGAGCTCCAGCCATTAAAGAAATGTGCTCACAAATATGTGCTTGTAGCATTGAATAAATCTGAGGATTAATTTGTACCATACGTGTAAACATAAATTCAGCATGTGCCTGTATATGTGCTTGATGATCTTGTAATGGAAAAGCTTTAGGGCCCTTACCATTCATAGCACCTGCATTTTCTGAAGAAGGTCCCATTGGTTGTGGTAATTCTGGATCTGGCTTAAGAATAGAATCTACGTTATCAACTCCCATAGCATCATACATTCTTCTATAAGCTTCACGCATATTATGTAGCCCAGGATTAGCTGTTGCTAATTGTAGCTGTTGTTGTGCTAATGTAACACGTTGTGCCATGGAAAAAATATTAGGATCTGATACTGGAATAACATCAACACGATCATCAAAGTCAGATTGTTTAATTGATTGATTACCACCAACAACTTGGTATGGATATTCTGGTGGTAAGTATAATTGAAATACTTTAGCTAATAATTTAAATTCAACTTTTTGTGCATAATGCAATCTTTTATGAATAGCTGACATAACTTTAGTTCCTCTTTCAAGAAGAGCCATAGTTGTACCCACAGGATTTTGTTCGTTGCCTTCACCCATTTTCATATCTGCAATAGCAGCAAAAGATTTACCAGCATCAACAGCAAAACCTAGTAATTGAAATAAAGTTCCACTTGGTTCTTTGTAAGGAAGAGGTAATAATGATTCTTTAATAGAAGTTCCAGTTACATCCACATCTCTAAATTCACCAGGTTGTAATGGAGTATCGTCATCACGTATTCTCATGCCGCGTGCTTTAAATCCTGCTGGTAAGTTAGCAAGAGTTCCTGCATCAATTAATTGTCTAAGTACACTTGTAGCAGTTCTTGATAAACCACCAAGCATGTGTATTAAACCAAATCCATAAAATCCTAGACCTGGAAGAAATTTGTAATGTACAAAATAAGAAATCTTTTTAAAGTCTGGATCTTTTTCTTTCCAGTTTTTTCTAATAGATAATATTTCTCCAGAATATTGATCTACAGTTATAATGTAAGGAAGCTTAACTCCAGTTTCATCTTCAAATCCTGGAACATCACAATTAACATGCATTTCTAAAAGAGTATGTTCATCTTCATCTTGACCATATTCACGTTGAACACCTTCTAGTGTATTTACTTTTTCTTGAGCTTCAGATGTTTCTACTTGTCCGGTTGTGATAGCAATATCTCTGTAAAAACCTTGTAGTTGTTGTTTTCTAATATCATTACCACTTGTTTTAATTACGTGGGTAACTCTTGCTGCATTTTCTAAATCTGTAGCCATGTAATTTATAACTAAGTCTTCTCCTGTTATAAATTTAGCACATGCGCGTTTCATTAATGAATCGTAATAAACTTTTTTAAAAGCAGAACCAGACAATGGTAAATAAAATAATAATTGATCCATGTCAGGATCATACTCTTGCATTACATCAGTTATTTGGTAGTTCATAAATTGTTGAACACGTTTTGCTTGATCTTGTACTTCTGGAGTGGAGAGTCCTACTACTTGAGTTCGTACGGGGCCGCTTGGGGGGAGAAGTTCCTTATAGGCTTGAGCTTGAAACTGAGTTACAGACTCTGCTAATAAGGGGTGTACGACCCCGGACGCTCCTTCGAAGGGTTGTGTTCGGTTTTCATATTTGAATCCCAACATATCAAGGCCTTTAACATAGGAGTCTTCCCAGTCTTTCCTTGAAAATTTATCCGCTTCGAAATCGTTGATTAGATCACCAGAAAATCTCATTAGTTCTGTGTCATCTATGTAATCTGCTAAATTGGCATTATGAGGAATATTAGCTGTATCTATAGTTTCTTCTTCTTCACCTATAATTGCGCTACCATCTTCCATAATCTCTACATCTTTTTCAATTACGTCATCTTCTAATTGAATTTCTTGTCCTGTAGGTTCTATCTCTAGGGCATCTGTTAAAGATGATAGAGCTTTTTCTATATTGTTTTTTGAATCATCGGCCATTATTTCTTACCTTTTTTAACTGCGCCACCTTTTTTATAAATAGGCATACCTTTTTTTATGGTTTCCTTGGCAACTTTGTTATCTTTAATTAATATCATTGGAATCTCCCATCCCCTATTATCTTTATCCCTTATGG